GGCGGTGTACAGGGTCTCATCCAAGCCGCGCTTGAGCCGACGATAGGCGACCTTGGCCTGCGGATAGACCGGGGATATCCACCAGAACGCCTGGCCCCGCAACCCGCCCATCGCCTGCTCCAGAATCCACGCGATGCAGGCCACCGTCTTGCCGCACTTCGTTGACCCCTCGATGATCCCGTATCGGTCAGGGCTGAATATCGCCGCCTGCTGCTTCGGGTAGAGGCTGGGTCTCCGATATATCACCGTCGGGGCCGTTGCCGTTGAGGTAGTTGCCACTAGCTGCCTCGATTGAGAATGTGACCTCGCCCTGGGTCAGGTGGATTGCCCGCTGGTCGATTGAGATCAACGGTTCCTTCGGGATCACGCCGTTGATCTCGCTGATCCGGTGCATGATCGACATCACCATCTTCGTCGCTGCCTCGTCGCCGGCCAGAGCCTGGGGCCACCACCGGGACAGGAGGGTCGTGTACCGCTCCATTTGCAGGCCGCGTATCTGGTCGGCCATGCCGGAATACTTCTCGGCGAGATCGTTCAGGACGCGCTTGATCGACCGGTGAACCTGGGACTTGTCGACGCCCAGGGTCTCGCCGATCTGCTTCTCGGTCGCGCCCCCTTTGTAAAGCTCCAGCATCTGATACCGGCGTAGCTCCCACTCGGCTCGCTTCTGCGGCGTCGGGTAGAGTCCCGGCTGTTTACGTTTTGCCATTGTTATTCTCCTCGACGCCGATACACCTTTTACATACAGGGTTATCTCGCCATCGGTTTTCTTTGTGCATTAGTTGGAGGCCTTTCATCTTGTCTGAATTCCATGCCCCGCTCAAAGTCATATTCTCGATATTGCCGAGGGATAATTTCTTGCCGCCCATCTTGCAGCAAGGCAATATATCGCCTTCGTAATCGACGACCAGTTGCTTGAATGGGAAGGTGCAGCCCCTCCGTTCTTTCGGAACCCGACCGTTCAAGGTCAGACCGCTGTCCCGGTCAGGGAGGTCGTTCATCTTTTGGAAGGCGAGCATGTCGACCCTATCCTGCCAGAATTCTCGGAACGCCTCCTCCTCGTGGATGTTCAGGGCGTTCCGCAAAAAACTGACTCGGACGAGCGGATATGTTAGCCCTCGGCGATCCCGCTCCTCTACGAAGTCGAGGATATTCTTCACCACCAGATCGAACTTGCCGGACAGCCTTTGCTTGCTATACGTCCCAGACGTCGCGGCGTCTACGGAAACGAACACCTTCGTGATCCCGCTGTCGAGCATGGAGGTTCGCCGCTTCGCGTTCAACAGCGTCCCGTTCGTTACCAGATACACGTTCAGTATCCCGGCGGCTTTAGCGTAGGTGATACACCGTTCAAGGTCTGTCCGCAGCATCGGTTCGTTGATATAGTTCAGCTTCAATCCTCGGACGCCAAACGCGACGGCTTCGTCGATCAACGCCTGATACCGTTCGATCGAGAGGAGCGTGTTCGGTCTCTTGTCCCCGTACCCATGCAGGCAGAACGGGCATTTCATATTACAGCCGCCGTTCAGTTCTATATCCAACTGGGGCGGGTTCTCTAATTCTTCAAACTGCCCTGCCTTTTCATAGTCTCGTCGGAATAGTTCCCAGGCGTGGGAATCGATCCCCGGCGGGCATTCCTCCAACAGGTTACGGTTCCGTATATCGTGGAAGAAACTCATTGCCGGAGAATCTTCGGGACGGCTTTGTTCCAGTTGATATGGTGATGGAGCCGTCGGTATTTACGGCCCATTGTCCTGATAGTCACGCAAGACGGAGCCGTCATTACCGCATAGAAAGACTTCGCATATGTGCCAGACATCCGATAGACCTCAGACATCCCACCGCTGTTGATTTGGGTCTGTATCGGAACCAGAAGCACTTGCATATCTGTGAAGAATAGAGTGCCGGTGCGCCCAAGGGCGATGTAGGTGTTGACGTCGTCATTCATTCTGCCTCTGAACAGAATGGGTTTGTCCACGCTGCAAACAAAACTGTTCATCGCTTTGCGTTTGAACCGCACCGCCCTCGGCCCGCCACCCAAATGCTCGCCGCCTTGCGATAGGGCAATAGTCGTGACCGGGGTCGTCTCGATAATTCGGACGAACGCATCAAAGACCGCGTCAAGGTTCTTCATCGTCCACTGGTGGTATTCTTCCCTTGCGGAAACGCTGAACTGATGGCCTTTGCCGAATCTTTTGAAATGCCAGTCAGTATAGTCGTCGTCAAGTTGAACGAAGTACCGATATCCTTGCTGCCTCGCTAAGTCCCAGCAGGCGTTCCGCGCCCAGAGGACACCGCGCCGATCTGAGGAGTTGTCGTACTGGTCGGTATACCGCCCGACCTCGTCCTTGGAGAACACCAGGACGTCGTCGCCATAGATGCGTTTATATTCCTCGGTGGTTTCGTCCTCGTCGTCGATCACGATAAACACTTTGCCCGTATAACCGGCGGCTTGGAGCGTCCGGTAAGTGACCACATTATTCGGCCTGCCGTGCGTCAGGATGAAAGCGCAGAAGTCCTCACGCATTGGGATAATCCTCGTGGAAAGCCTCGTCGATGTCCTCCTTGAGTCGGACGAACCCGTTCTCTATCGCCTGATTGTAGTCGATAACCACCAGAGCCGACCGCTCCATCAGAGCCTGGACGTCGGCGGGAGCGTGGGCGTAGTAGTTGGCTATACGCTGGAAGTTGAACGCGACGTGCCGCTCTGCCGCATCTAGCAGGAACCTCTCGACTGACGGTGGCAGTTCGGCGTCCCGTATCTCGCGGATCAATTCGTCGGCGGTATTCCGATCGGATAACTCGGCGATCGCAGGCGGTGGGCCGACCGGGTCATATATCGGCGTCTCCACTGTTTTAACATACAGTTCGTCGGTCGCCGTTTCCGAGTCTAAGATCGTCAGCGGCTCGTACCCGTTCGCCAGGGTCTCGAGGAGCGCGTTCACCGTGGCGTTGTCGGATGTCACCGTCGACAACAACTCCGTGAGCCGATCCTCGTCCCGCCCAGCCATCGCCGCCAACGGGTCGAGGGTCGCCAGCATCAGGTCGGCCTCGGCCTCGTCGATGTCCAGCACCAGCACCGGGACATCCGCGTCGGGCGTGGTCTCGGCCCGCAGATGACCGTCCACCAGCATCAGCCCCTCCGGCGTTTCGCGGGCGATCAGGGCGTCGGCATACCCGACCTCGGCCAGCACGCCTCTAAGGGCGTCCTGCTGCGCTACAGGGTGGGTTCTCCAGTTCTTCGGGTTCGGTAGAAGCTCGGACGCCGGGACGCGCCTCAGTTCTTTGATTCGATCTCTAATTTGCATCGTCTGGCTCCTATGGATTACTCGTGCATCCGTTGCCATTTACCAAAGCCCAGAGGCTGCCCAGTCTCCCACGAATATCGCCGCACGGTGTCGTCCCGTCTGCAATCAGGGCAGATCAAATCAGCGCAGGCGAAGGTGGCCCCCATCGAATGGAATTTATTGCCCACCCATACCCGCGATGCGGGAGGCTCGCCACCCAAGAGCTGGCCGCATGTCGGATTATATCCCTTGCTAATATCTATGCTGCCCGCGCACTCATCGCACTGGGCCGTTATCCGATCTCTGATCTGCATCAGTCCACCTCCCGGCTCATCCAGATTGGAATCGTGCTGCCGGGATTCCAGAGCGATTTATGCGGCATGATCCTCACGTCCCACCCATCATCGACGAGCTTCGCCATCTCTCCGAAATCATCCCCGTCGAGGTCATACGGCTCCGAGACATAGATCGTCGGCAGTTCCTGGTGTCTCAGCATATAGCGATGATCCTCCCAACTGAACTCGATCTGATCGGGATCGCGAGGCGATGGGCAACCCTTGTCCCAGGCACCCTCCAACCAGTAGCCCGACTCAGCCAGTCCCTGCATACGATTCACGACGAGCGGATCACTAATCTGCATTTGCCCATTGCTCCTCAAGAGATTTCTGCACGCCGATATACTCCCACAGTTCGATTATGGGACGGAGGTTCCGAGCGAGGATGGAGTGGTTGATGTAGTTGTTCCGGCCCGGTCGAGTCGGCGTCAAATGCATCACGTCATCGAACTCCCACCCGATCAACCGAGACCGGCCCAGGCTCCGATAGTGCGCCAGGACGCGGAGGTCGCACCGCTGTTCGTTTGTGCCGACCAGCATTCGCCCAGGGTCGGACACGCACTTCACGTCGATATCGAGACCGTGGACGCGGAAGTCATGCCCGCCGTCCCCGGCCCGCCTGATCGTCATATCCAGCGGCAGGCCGGTTGCAGCGTGGAAGGCATGTTCGCCGGAGATGCCCAGATACTCGCGATCCTGACGAATCGGGTTGCTGGTGCGTTGGCCCCGGTGTATCTCCACCCGTCCACGGGCGACCCGTTCCAGGTCTGTGATCGTTGGGCATGAGACACCGCAGACATGCCCTAGGTCGATGGTTACCACGGTTGCGCCTCATACCCCTCCAAGACTTCCCCGCCCACTATGGTCACCGCCTCATCCCGGCAGAATAGCAGCGACTCGTAACGGTTGGTGATACTCCACCACCCCGGCGGTATATGGTAGGTGAAATGAGTCCCGCCCAGGAGATCAGTCGTGCCGGTCGGCAGTGCCTCCTCCTCGACCCCGCACCGCACGCACCGGAACGCCTTCGACTGTCGGCTCCTCA